ACCGGTGGCGAAAGTGTAGCCCCTGGTAACGCTTGCGGTGATAGCCACTACGCTACCTCCCGCCGTGCGTTAAGCCCCTGCCCTTCCGCTTCTAGTTGGACGTGTCTGAAGGACGGTCTGCCCACTGTCACGTCTAGTTCAATGCTTCCTGAGTAGCCGCGCTTTCTCGCGCCGCTGAAGCGTAATAGGGCTTCTTCCGTGCTGCCGCCCGTGTATGTGAGTACCGTGGTGCTGGAATCGGGATCGGTGGTATTCAGCTTGATCGTGAATGCATCCGAAGATACGAAGTTCACCCCTAGCTGACCACGCTTGAAACTCTTTATGCCTTGCTCACCGAACAGGTAACTTCTCGTTTTCAGCTTGGCGGCGATGGCGGTGGTGTCCGACTCTGAAGTGCTGCCAATTTTGCGATTGCTGTCATCAAGTCCGAGTTCATCCATTAAATACCAGCCCGTGTCGTTGCACGCGAAGAGTCTGCGGCGAGTGGGGTTGCTTCCGTGGGAGCATACCACCCAATCGTCCACGTGGAACGCCAGACTACCACTCATGGCTGGGTAATCGTCTACGCTAGTCCATTGGGAGGTTAATAGATCAAAGACAAAAATCTTGTTTGGGACGGTGCTGCTCAAGGTGGGACATGCCAAGAAGTATTTGTTGTCAAAGACCACGCCGCAAGCTAGGTCTGCCGCAGCATAATTGACTTCCGCGAACTGGTCTTGGATGGGGCGCGTGAGCGGTATGGTCTCACCCTGCACCTTGCTTATCGCCACTCCCAATCCCTTCGCGGGGTCAACGCCGGGGCTGAGGACTACTACTCCGTTGTCGGAGAGGAAGAACGTTTGTGGGCCTGACTGAGCTATGCTCTTGCGAGCTACGCAACCGTGCTGGCGGGTAATCTCGTATACGTTTGCGGCTGAAGTGGTCGCGATATTGTTTATAAGATGTAAACTATTGCGAAAAAACACGATCAACTGATCTTCCTGGTACGGTATGTATCCTACAAGGAAATCGGCACTGCCCTTGTTAATTCTGAATTGTGAGTCGGCTTCCGTAAAGTTGTTACTATCAAGGAGATCCGACATCAGCACGGTATAGTCGCTGTCCGTGGGCTGGGGAATAATCAGTCGGTTTCTGAAGCTGATTCCGTAGTCCGTATTCGGGCAAGCTATGCCACCCCCTGACGCGCTGCTGGTCTTTACCACGAAGTCCGTGGGAGCGCCATGATTGCCGTCCCACTCAAGCGGTCTCTTGGCAGTTCCGCGAAACAATATCAACTTCTCAAAGTTCTGCACGAATGACGCTCCATCCGCTGTGGCTACCACCTCACCGCCGGGGTATTCTATGTTGATGCCGCTGGCGTTGTCATCGTTCCATAGGATTACCTTGTCCTTGGTTGCCGCAGCTATGAACTCCTCACCCGTGGCGGGATCAGAGAAAATAGTCGCACAAAATATTTGTTCCGTTCCCGCCGAGTAGGTCAAGGTCACCCCACCGGCAAGGAAGTCTATCCCCTTGCGGACTGTAGCGGTGTCTCCTTCCAAAACCATGTTCTGCGAGTCAGCCACCATGCCCGGTTGCAGGGAAGTAGGCTCAAGGTACGAGTTCATGCCAACGAAGCCAACGTCGCCCTCCGTAATGGCAGGTGTGTCCAGTGGGCCGTACTCTTCGTATCTGGGCATTACTTCCTAACGATCTGTATGATGCGTATAGCCATGAAAATGCAGGTAAACAAAGCGGCGCACAGCGAAGCCAAGTGACTCCACTGGGCTAACCCCATGCTCGTGACGAGACCTCCGATTCCACCCCAGATGGTTCTGTCGCCTAGAAGTTCCATGTTTTCGTAAATCCCAAGTTGGAGCACCCCGTGAACAACTCCACGACTGCTATCACTATTATAATAGTCGCGAAGCCAGCTAGGATCTTACCCCGCTTGCTGAGACCGTGAAAGAGTTCAATCAGTTTTTGCATGTTTCGTTTCCTCGCAAATCTTATTAAGTTTCTTGGCGTTTGAGCGGGTGATGAACAGCGGGATGCACATGATTCCCAGCACTACGAATGCCGCCACTTTCAGAGTAGTCCAAATGCCGCTGGTGACTTCTTGGATCTTCCCCTCCTGACTCTTCATCTGGGCTGCTACGATGCCACGAACGTCGCCGGTGGTTATGGCGGTTACCAATTGCTTGTTCTCGTCATCCAGCGTCCAGAGTTCCGCACCGGCGTAAGCTACCCCAGCCCCCAATGCAGCCCCTCCGGGGCCACCTATACTTCCTACCGCAGCCCCCGTGATGGTTGCCGCCGGTGTGATGAGCGATCTCATTGAGCATCCTGTGAGCATGGTGAGAGTCATTATGGCGAGTAGCCTCATTCAGTCGGAGGTGGGTCGGGCAACTCGTAGTCGGTAGGCGAGCCTAGCTGCGAGGCGTAGGTAGCGTCCCAGCGAATGTACCATTTCCCATCGTGCTTTTCCACGCCCACCGCCCGAAGCGTGTCTCCGGCCGGAAATCCAAACTGTTCGTTTAGTTCGTCCTGCGCCGCCGTTGCCGCTGTTTTCGTTGAGTACCGATAGCCTTTGAGTATCATTTTAATATGTCCCGTAGAAGGTGTTGACGTTGGCGAGGATGGCGGTTTTCTGCGATGCCCTACCCACTTTATAAGCCACTAGCTCCGAGATTTTACCTTCCCATGAATCGTATCCGCTCCCGTTGCCCGATCCAATGCACTGCTGTGTGTAGCCCACGTATATGTTTGGGGCCGTGGCAGTCGTTACTTCCGAACCACCGTCAGAGGAAATAGCGGAAGTAGTGCCATCATAATTCCACCACGCGATGGACTGTGTGTTGTTTACCAGAGCCGCAGAGGAATCTAGCTGTATGCCGACACTATTTATGGCTTGAACTCTTCGGAAATAAATGTTCCCGCTTGTCCCGTAAGCTCCGATATTATCGCCGTACTTCCAACTATAACTGTCTCCTGTCACGGCTGTTCCCATAAGCATTTCGCTTTGCGTTCCGCCGCTAACCGTTAATTCGCATACCGCCAAACCGGCAGTTGGCGAACCTGTCTTGTTGTTCCAGCATTGAGTGTTTGGAGTGTAAGTAACGCGATTGGCGCTTTTCAGCCATGTTATGCCGCCGAACTGGATGGACGGTTTGGAGTTGCTTGCTACCACCGCTCCCGCCGATACGATGACAGGCTGTTGCGCGGCGGTTGACTGAGTGCCGTTCATGCCATACGGCCCTTGGTCGTACCACGTTACGACATATCCCGTGTCGCTTCCGGTAGTCCCGGTGTGCTCTAGAAGCGCCGCTTGGTCTAGCACTCCCGTGTCGGTAAAAGGTATATCCAATTCCAGGTCATCACTAGAGCGCCTCACCTTGACGCAATGGCCGGTATAATCCGGAACGATTTGACGGAGCGAAAATGCGCAAGTGGCGCGTGAAAACAAATCCGGCATGTAAAGATGCCAGTTTGAGCCGTCCGAGATTATTGTTCGCGTGGTGTCGGTTTCGTAGGCGATAACTCCCGCTCCATGTGTCGGGCGAGTGCTGGAAGTGCATGTTTGTAACGTTGACATAATAATTATTGTTGTTCCGGATAGTTAAACCAGAGCGAGCCATCAAATACGTAGAAATTCTCCGTATCCGTTCCGTAGGCTATAGTCCCGGCGGTGTCGCTAGTTCTCAAGAGGATGTCGGCTTGAGGGAGCACTACGCCAACGCTGAACACATCAGCTAAAGTGATGAAGCTCTGTACCCCAGTCCAAGCAGTTCCGGCAGAGTTTACCGCCCTGAAGCGATAGTAGAAAGTGGTGGTGGGGGCTAGTCCTGAAATCGTATACGCGAGCGCACCGGCGCTCTGAGTGCCGAACGGATGGTTGCCCCCGTTCCATCCGTAGGTAACTTCGCCACGGTCGGTAGTTCCCCAATAGACGGTCACGCTGGGATCGCTTCCGCCGGTGCTTACTAAAGTTCCGTTCAAAGTAGCGCCGTTAGATATGACGTTGGTGGCGGCGCTAGACGTTATGACGGGAGCGAACAGACCACCACCGCCGCTACTGGTAGCGGACTTCCCGCCACCGAGTCCCAGACCCAGTGATATGACTGAGTGAGTCACGCTTAGATGTTGTAGGCTATTACTGCGCCGTCAGTCAGGTCAATGCTCGTGAAGTTTCCGTAGAGCACTGTACCGGCGGCTAGTGCCGTATTGTCTACCGGCTGACATAGGTTGTCTAAGTTGGTTATATTAGACGCTTGTGCCTGGATATGCGTGTCCGCTTCCGTAACTTGGATGGCAAACCAATTGCCCGTGACTACAGCAGTTCCATTGATGTATTCCCCCCCGTTAAGTCCTAACCCTCTATATTCCGATACTGATCCTGCCATGATGTTTCTATGGTTGTGCGGCGGTTGTGCCGTAGGTGTTGATTAGTAGTGGAGCGGTCTGTCTTTGTTGACGTTCCAGTTGGTCTAGCTCCGTCTGTAAAATTCCTTCCGCTTGATTCCATATTGCGGCTGCTTTACTCCCCTGTCCGTCTGCTTGCAACCAGTCACCTAGAGATCCCATAACCGCATACTCACCAAAGACATACGGGAAGTTGGATGCTCCGCTGGCGTAACCCGGCCACGGTGTGCGGTAATGTACCCAAACGGGTGCGGTACTGCTTCTGTTCTCTAAAATTGCCAACCCGTATTCAGTTGCCCCCGACTCCGCTTCTATGCGGTACGCCAAGTCTATTGGGATGGTGCTGCCGTATGGGTCAACGTCTGTGATCCTAAAAACGAGATCCATCGTCTGCCCCATGTCAATTAGGGCTATGATGTTTGCGGTTGCGACTGCTCCGCTTCCCGTCCCACCTCCTATGGTAAAGGTGACTGCCGGTGCTGACACGTATCCCGTGCCACCCGCAGTTACCGCTATTCCGTTTACCTCACCATCGCTGTTTATCGTAGCTGATGCGGTTGCCGCTCCTGCAACTACTACTGTGGGCGCAGGAGCGTAATTAGTCCCACCATCACCTACGTCTATGCTCCTAACGCGAACGTCTGGCACAACTTGCTTCAAGACGCTGCTGAAGGGCCACGCAGTACGCTCCCACGCCAGCTTGCCGAAGCGGTTGAGACTGCTGACTACTGCCGCAGCCTCGTTGGTTATGAACGCATCAACGCCAGCCAGCGCCGCTACGTTGTCGGAGAGGGATGATACGGTGGAGACTCTCACGAGTTGCCTTGGGCTTTATGACTTGGGTTGTCACGTGTCCATTCCTTGATAAATTGCTTGTCTCCCCAGCATCCACGCTCTTGCTGATGCCAACGGAAGTATTCTCTGGCGGGGATGGTCGCTTTCAATTGTCCTAGTCCGTCTGACCTGGCAGAACCCATCTCGCGGTTCTCCTTACGCGCCAATGCGTCTCGCATGGCTGCTTCCGACTTTTCAAGATCCACCTCAAACTTCAGGTACTTCTCCAAGTTCTTCATGAAGCTTGATCCATTTCCCTCTTTCCACTTCGGGATGAATACGTCCGGCATTGTCGTTTATCGTCTGTTTTCGTAGTCGGGCAAAGCCGTAACACGCTTCCCCAAACGTGTTACGGCAAACCCAATGAGTAAACTAAACTGTGATTATCCTAAGTCGTTCGCAGAAATCATTGACAAGTAGATGTCCAACTGGCCCGCAGTGAGGTCTTCGGGCGCCCCACTGGAGGCGTTGGTGAACGTGGCCGTCAGCGCATCAACCGCAACGGCAAAGGTGCCCACAAGGGTCTTTGGCGCCGCCCCGAGGGCTGCAATGATCGGGCCAGCGGTCTTTACGGTAGTAGTCTCAATGAAGTTGTTGTCATCTCCATCGGTGCCCACCTCAATCTTGAACGTACCCGCCGTACCGTCAAATGCCGTGGTCACGTTCACCATAGCCTTTGTAATGATGAAGTCCGCAGGCGTGTTTCCGAGGGCCAGGATGATGTCGTCAGTGGAGCCGGAGCCGTCATCAACGTCGGTGTACTTGACCGTCCATTTGTGAGTGAATCCCGAATACGCCCTAGCTTGGGCGCTTAGTGTCGTCTTGCGAGTGGCAGCAAGAGTGTTGTTTGTAGTAGCCATTTAATTATTTCTCCTTGTTAAGATTTAAGATCAGTTAAAATAGCCATGCGCCTTGGGCGAATCACAAGATATGCCAGCTATTAAATCAGCATAACCGCGTTGACCGCCACCTTGGTCTTCCAACTCGCTGCGGGATTCCGCTTTGAGACTGAAGATGGACACGTATTCCGGATCAATGAGTAGTCCGGCATTGGCATCTACGGTGGAAACGCCACTTGTCCGATTCAGAAAAACGGACGGTATTATCGCCACGTTCCCAAAATCTCCATCGTAAAGATTCACAGATAGCGTGATCTTCTTGGACTCAGCAGTTTGCGTAACTTGGTAAGTTGATTGCGTAGAGGCAACTGCGCGACTGAAGTCCGAGATGTCTCCTTTCAACGTTGGCCCTGCTATCAGAGTAAGCTGACCACCGGGCATCCCGTTAGCTGAGTAGAGCGTTTCAAGAACTGTATTGAACTCAGATTCAGTGACAGGTGTACCACCAGTATCATTGGCAACGTTTTGGAAAGCTGTAGGAACGTCGGCGGGTTGACCACCTACTCCGAGCCATTTGAACATGCCGCGAGTTTTGAACGGACTACCAGCGCCAGACCCTATGCTCTGGTCTTGAGCGGAGCAAATTGCCGCTTCAAAATCACGCTTCAATTCTCGTATTGCTTTGCTTTCAGCATTGGCAAACTCATTGGAAACGCCAGCGGTATCCACTAACTGTTGGATATCGGAAACCATAAAACTTCTTCTAAATTTCTGGATATAATTCCCAAGGCGAGTGCGGTTCGCAGATTGGTTGGAAAAGCTCGTAACGTCTTCTCCCTCAGCGACTCCCGCAAATTCTGCGGTATTAAGATCGTCTACTTGCCACTCAAAGTAAGTGCCGGTGGCTTTCTTCTTTGAAGCTAGTGACGTTAATGGTGTGGACTCAGGCTCAAGAATTGTGAGAATATCTGTCAAATCCTCTCTATTACCTGCCGTATTGTAAGTTGTGCTTGATGCCATTTTGCGTGGCCCTCCTTAATTTTTATATGATTGTTTAAATTATGCTACCTTCCGCTTGAGCTTCAGGTAATCGGTGTAGTCCGCCATGTTGCCTGACTTCTGGAATCTCGCGTGAGCCGCTTCCAAAGACTTCCGTGCTTTCGTTTCTCCCTTCGGCCCGGACGATCTTGCCGGTGCAGCTTCCGTTATTGCGGCTGGCGCTGTAGGCTTCTTCGTCTTCTTGGGCTTCCCCGCAGCAGCTTGCTCTGCCTGTACGGCGCGTAGACCTTTCACCATTAGCCCCAACGCGAAGTTGGAGTTTGGCAAATGATCCACCAAAGGTTTGTAGAGTGGACTATTCTTAACCTGCAGAAACATTGCGTAATCTTCGCTCTCAGGTTCTCCCAAGAACTCAAACGTCTGTATCGCTTGCTGGTCAGAGCTAGTGCGTTCCTTGATCCACGCCTGTCTCGCAGGTGCATCCTTGCGGATTATCTTGCGAGCGTTGTTGCGGATTCTCTTGAGGTCGGCTTTGGAGTAAGTTTTGTCAGCATCCTTCACGACGTATTCGTTACCATCGTCATCGTACTGAGCTTCATTCTCCATCCCCTCCTCCGCCCATTCAATGAGTGAGTTGAGATTTTCCACCTCCGTCAGAAGTTGCTGATCGTTCGTAGCCCCGGACAAAGCGTTTTCGCTCAGAAAGGCTGGTGCAGATGCAGGTTGCGGCGCTTGCTGGGCTTGTTGAGCTTGCTCCTGCAGCGCTTGGTTTTCCGCAGCCAACGCTTTTTTCTGAGCCGTTAGCTTGCCGAACCTTTTCACTGCGCTCGCATTCAATTGCTTTGCCAGCGCCGTTGATTCTTCTTCCGTAAGTGAATCAAGGTCTACTTTGAATTTAGAAAGAACATCAGAAGTGTCTGGGGGCGGTTCAGCAGATTCCTCTGCGTCATCCTCCATGACTTCCGTTGCTTCGGGTTCTGATTCGTCCGCAGCTTCTTCAGCGGTCTCCTCTTCTCCTTCAGCGCCTTCGGGTTCTTCTTCCGGCTGTGTTCGCTTCTTCAGTAACGAGTCTGCGAACTCTGCCATCGTAAGGTTGCCCTCCGGACTAGATTCTACTTCCACCGAACTTTGAGAGGCATCGGAGATTTCCTCGTGTACTTCTGTTTCCATAAATACTGCAGAGACGATTCGCCTCAGTTGTTGCAATTGTAGCTTTATGTAGCTGGAGGGGCAATCTTATTGCAAGTGACTTGCATTAAGGATGGCACGAAAAAGCCCCTCCCCCGTGAAAAAAACAAAACGCAGAGGAGGGGCTATAGCAGTGTGTGGGTGCTATGAAAGAGTTTTTATCATGTCCAGTTCCTGGTCTATCGCTTCCAACTTGCCCGTGAGCAGGAAGTGACGGTTGGTCTCCGTCTCCATTCCCAAGTAGCGGATGACCTCTTCCCTCTGGGCTTCGCGGAACTCAATGAATTGCTTGAAGTGCGGCTCGTCACGAATGATCGCCAGCGCCTTTATCACTTCCGCATTGTCCAGTTCGTGGTAAGTCTTGGTGAGGCTGTTTATGAATTTCTTGAACATTACTTTTTCTTCTTGGATTTCTTGTGGGCATAATAAGCGCGAACTTGTTTGGCGCTCAACTGCTTGCCGGACGGGGATCGGAACTTTCCGCTCTTCAATTTCTTGAAAGGCATTATCGGGTGACGTTGTAAATGATGCCCAAGATCATTAGTAAAGTGTCAGTCAAGGCTTCTCGCTCCAAGAAGAACAGTGCCATCGCTATGAGCCAGTACCATTCTTTCTGGAGATTGTTCAACTAACCCGGCATTTAATTCCTTTCTTACCCCGCAGCCTGACCGTATGGAGTAGGCATAGTTCCCAATTTGCCAATTTCAGCGTTCATTTTCTGGCTGACGGCAAATTGAAGCTGCTTCATGTAGACCTCGGCGCGCTCTTGAAGAGCAGGGTCTTGCTGTACCTTTTGCGTAATGTCGGGCTGTTGAAGCCACTGTTGGAAAATCTGCAACTTCGCCTCGTGCGCGTCACCTTCCTTAACGTTGGGCGGTATACCGGCGTAAAGTTCTGAAATAGTTTGGCGCTCCTCGTCCATGACTTTCGCGGATGCCGTGTCCACGGGTAGCATAATACTCTCCGCAGCGCCGGGGAGTATTTGCCCTACGGCTACTTGTAGCAGCTTCTCCGTGTCCAGAGTGCCGTTCTTGTCCAGCATACCTGCAAGTTCAGCGATTGCCTTCACCCGCTCCACCATTTGCTGGGGGTCTTGGGTGGCTACGTCAAAGCTCAACCAAAAATCAAACCTTTCACCGGGCGCTCCCTTGGCGAACTTCTGAATGTCGTTCACGCCGGTCACACGGAAGTACTCTTCGTCAGGGCCGTACTGCTGGTATAGATCGTACACTTGATCCAATACTTGCTTCAGATGCCCGAACACCTTGTCCACGATTGCTTGCTGCTTGGCTTGCGCTTCAATGGGGTCAACCCCGGCGGCGTTACGCCCGAAGTAGCGATCTGCGCTCAAAGTGATAAATCTGCGGATTTCAACAGAACCGGGATCAAAGCGCGGGGTGTCCGCAAAGTGGGTCTCGCCCGGTGTGCGATATGGCACTTTTACGCCAGGGCCCCAGGCAGCCGGGGCTCTGCCCATCGGGTGCTCAAGGGGCGGCAAGGTAGCTAGGGAAGTACGGTCAATCACCGCGTCCGTCTCTACCTTGAGCACTTGCTGAAGACTCTCGCACAACTCCGGGTAGCTGCGGGAGGAGTACATCCTTTTTGAAACTTCTTCCAACTTAGTGACCACGAACGGGTACTTGCCCGACCCGTAATCAAGCAGCGCGTTCTTACCGTATAGCTCTGGGACTGAAGAACATACGACTGTGCAGTAGATGCCGGGAACGTCATCTTCGTCTAAAAGTCTTTGGTAACAGTATATTACGTCTATGGTCTGGTCATCCGTGCCGGAGGTATCCAGATTGTCGCGCAGTCTCCACTCGTTGCCGGTGTCGTCCGCGCCGCGAGCATTGGAATCTATGCACGCATCCACCCACTCCTCGTCCCATTTCTCACTAGCTACTTTGGCTTTCAATTGTTCCGGTGTCATCTTCATGACGTGGAAACAATACGGGGCTTGCTGGGGATCAATAGTCCACGATGGAAAGAATACGTCTTCGTCAGGAGTGAGAGCCTTTATGCGCGGTTGGTTTATAACCTGTCGCGTTACGGGTACTGTAGTCTCGCCGTCCTTACGCAATTCGCGGAGCATGGCTTTCCCCTTGGACTTGCTCACCTTGAAATTCTCTTTCAGTAACTCCACCAACTGCTCGTCCATTGAACCATCAGCAATTATCTGCGCCATCTCAGGCATAGCTTGAGCAATCTCGTCCATCTTGATCGCTTGTTGCTGCTTTAGGTCGTGGCTGTCCCAGTATACGTAGCTGATAGCCAACCCCTGCCCGAACAGGTGATTCAAGGAAAGTTCGCACTGAGTATAGAACTCATCCATGCGACTGTTGATTAACCAGCGCAGGAAGTTACTGATTACCGCTGCTCTAGCTACGTCGTTGCTTTCGGTGGGCGTAGCTACGATGTGAGCGCGGCGGATGGCATTCATGCACATCGCCACCCTGCAACCGATCAGTTCGTCAGCTAGTCTTACCTCTTGATCGCTTGCGCCATTCCAAGGAAATACCTCGCCCGTGGAAGTCAGGGAAGTGTGCTTCTTGAAGTCGCTTGACTTACCCGCCCATTGGCAGTTTCGCACATCCCAATCGCGTTGGCGGCGGTCTAACCATTCGCCAAGATCACTCTGCGTTGTCTTGTATGCCTGGATGAGGTAATCCACATCCGGTTCTTTACTGGCATACAGGAGTTCTGGATCGCTTGCATCCATAGTTGCATTGCAAAACTACAATACGACTCAATAAGCGTCAACTAATATCACAGATTCATTTCCCATCTAAACTTCAACTGTCCGTAGATAGGTTGCCATTCCCTGTTGCCGTTGTCTTGCTTATTTTTACCCCGCCAACTGTCATGGGGTTTTGACTCAGCTATCACAGTCCAACCTGCACCTTTTAGACTAGAGCCGGATTCTTCTTGGAGAGTGTAGGTTACTATTCTCCTGCCGCCCATTGCCTTCCATGCCCTCCAGCAAGCACCGTATAGCTTAGAACATGCGTTTTTTGGAGCTTTGTCATTAGTGCAAAGCCTAAGTACTTCAGCGGTTTTACCATCCATAAAGGTTGCCGACAACGGATTCCCCACTATCGCCACTCCGACAAGTTCGCCTTCCATAAGACCAATAGCAAACCTTGCCGCATGTGTCCTCTTGTTATGCCTATGAAATTGCTCAACGAAATCATTAGCCTCACCAAGGGTCATGGGTGTAAGCTCCATACTAATATCCGCCGCCACCCGTGGTCTGGAGCATGTTGTGGGTGACGTACTCCGCGCCACTGGTGACTAGATACCGAATACAGTCAGGGTAGTCCTTGAAATGTTCCGCAGAACCTCCCGTTCCCGTGTACTCCATGAGGCTGGTGATGGTGTTGTCGCATTGGTCGCTGACGTAGAGCTTCGGGCAATTCTTCTCAGTGAGCGGTTCTGCCTCGTCCCAGCTAAGTAGGTCGTTTATCGCGGCGCACCCGCTCTCTATCTCCTGTCCCGGCGCGGCGCGGAACACGAACCCCAAGTCGGTCATGCTGTTTATGATGTTACTCGTACCTTCTTTGGTACGTACTGTCGCAGCGCCCATCCGTGGGTCAACTATCCGCTCAAATATCTCCTCCCCCTGTTCTTGATCCTTGAAGTAAGTGGAGTAGTCCGCATATCCCCAGCCAAGAGGCTTTTGACCGGGGCCGGGTTTCCCCGTGGAGCGTCCCGCCCCGTTTACGTGGGGCAATGCCCATGCGCCCATCGTCTGGTCGGGGAACTCCCGGTAAATATAGATTTGCCCGGTATCCATTACAGCCGCCCATATGGCTACCCAGGGCTTGCTTCCGCCGGGATCGCAAGCGAAGTATCGCGTGACCCTCAAGGTCGGATCTTTTATGAACGGTATCTGGTCGTGCGGGATGACGTTCACCTCTCTTGAAAACTTTGGGAAGCGCCCATGAAAACTCTTGCTCGGTATGCCGAAAAGTCTGGCGAGCTTCACTTCCAAGGACTGCTTGCTGTAAGTGCGGATAAGCTCACTTGAATCTATGAAGGGACTATGCTCGCTCCACCAATTGTATATTCGGCAATCGGGCCAATTGGCGCTTATCTGCTCCACGGGGAGGTCTCTCCCAATCAACTTGGAATACCGCTTCTCCACCACTTCAGCCCCCTTTAACAGCGTGTTTATCAATGGTGTCCAACCCTGCAAAGTAGTGAAGGTCAAAATCAGTCTGCCGTGAAAGTCGGTCAGGCGAGCGAGCAAAGTGTTGAAAATATCCTCACTTATTTCTTCGTCACATGCGATGCAGTGAGCATTCCATCCCTCAAAGATTTGGGCATCCGCCATGTACTGCCGGTAATTGTTAAAGAATACCGTGCTTCCCCGCTCCACGGTATCGTCAGACGGTGGCAAAATCATCTTGTTGTCGCTGTAGCCGTTCTTCTGACTGTAGAGCAAACTGTGGTTCACGCTCTTCTTGCTGCCCCGCTTGTAACGCATGGGCAAGGCGGCGTGCAGATACTTCTGGGCATCCGATATGCTACGCTCCTCGCTGACGTGCATGGAGCGCAACTCCGCTTCCGGTATCTGCATAGCCATGTGCATAAGCATACGGGATGCAAAGCAGGATTTGCTGCTCCGGTTCCCTCCAAGTATGATGTGCAGCTTGGTGTCGGTCCAAGTTTCCATCACCCTGCGCCACGAGGGCAGAGTCCACCCCCACGCTATGGGATCGTCCTTTTCCGCCTTGGGCTGGTCTAGCAGTAGTCTG